TGCCAGATGGCCTCGAATTCGGCCTGCGGCGTGACCTTGCAGATCTCCAAAGCCTTCCGATGCTCCGGCTTCAGTTCGCGGCAGGAATGCGTTCGCAGGATCGCCTGGAATGCCAATGCACGCTGCGCGTCGGTCGGAACTCCGGATCGCTCCTGGCGTTCCTCGCCGATTTCCGTGCTGGTGCCGTGACTTTCGCGGTTCTGCTGCTCAGCGATCTCGTCGAGCCTCGCCCGATGCTTGATCCGCTGCTCTTCGGCTTCGATTTGCTCAGTCAGATCGTCATATTGCTTATTGATCGCGTCCCATTGAGAGCGTTTTTCGGCGTCCCAATTGGCCTCGTCCTTCGCAAGTTCTTGGATCTGCTTGGCTAGTTTGGCTCGATCTTCAGTCAGTTCTTTCGTTTTCATAGCTATTGTCTCCGTCCGGCTACGAAAAAAGGCAGTAACCGGGCATAAGGTGTCCGATGAGTAAAACACCAGCCGCAAGTTACTGCCCTATGGTTCGCTCGCTACTGTTTCCGGCAATATAAGTCGGTGAGAAGCAGTTGCAAGCGACTATTCATTTTGGCCTGTTTTTACAGGCTCTTTTGTATGATCTCCATCGCCCGAAGGCGTTCTTTGATGCGATGCGGCCGATGCTGCTCCTGCTCCATTTCACGACGGATGGCCTCTAATGACTCATCAGATCGCAGAGCCACGCTAGTAGCCTCATAGGCTGGATAGGTGACAGGGCCAACGTCGAACAGCCGGACATCCTCGATAGACCTGATCTCTGTGCCGCCGTCCTTCGATCGCTTTTCCGATAGGATCTCGAACGCGAAGCTGCTGCCTGTGATGTCGCCGCGGCTGACCAGCTCCGCCACATCTCGCCCGATCTGAGTATCCGGTAGGTCGACCTGGTATTTCAGCCCGATCTTATCCGTGCTGAGTCGGAGCGTGCCGCTTGTCGTCCTGCCCAAGACATGATCGCTGTCATGGTTGAACGCTGCCCTGACATCATGCTTTTCCTTCATCGCCCTATCGAAGGCCGCCGGGCTGACACGCTCGCGGAACCCTTCCCAAAGCTGGAATTCTGTGCCAGCATCGCCGGCCCGATAAAAGACCGCAGCGTAGCCGGTAAGCCGCTTTCCGCCGTCCTCTCGTTCCTCGATCTGGACCGGCTGACTTGTCATGCGTCGCATATGATCACCTCCCTAAGTTTCTGGCCTATTTCGTTTGCTGCGTGCTGCGAGTGTCTGTGACAGATGTCGAGCACCAGCTCCAGCAGATCCGCTTCCTCGGTCGCTGTCTCCAGGGCCTGTTCGAGATCCGAATGCAGGCCGTCAATGAATTCTCTGGATATCAAGTCGATCACCTCCTGTGGCTCCTCCGACTCGATCGCCCGGATCGCCGAGAGGACCGCAGATGAGAAGTCCTCGGAGCAGGAGCTGTATTTGTCGTCCACCCAGACCAAGAACCGGTCTGGCTTCTTGCGTTTGACCTCGCGAATTACTTTGGCTGTCACGCTCCTGACGCCTCGGTCGATCGCCTCATCGCAGATATCGAGCAGCCTCTCCATGCGGCCTGCCGTCTGGTCTGGCTCTGGCGGATCGACTTCCGGAGGTGTCTGCGGCTCATCCGCCGGTTCGTCTGCCGGCTCGTCCTCAGGATCTTCGGCATCAGGTCCAGCCTTGTCCATATTCATCGGAGTCAAATAGACGTCGCCACCTTCGCGAGGCGGCCTGTTCTTCATCCGGCGGAATTCGTTGGGCGATAAGGTACCCATCTCGATTTCCATCCGGCCGACCTCAGTCTGCGTCCGGATATCCGCGGCGATAAATGCGTCGGTGTTGTACTCGACGTATGGACTTAGCGACTCCTGCTCGTCCTGGCTGAGCAATTTCATCCAGCACTCGGCTTCGATGGCTCTCATCCAGTGCGACAGGCAGCTGTCGATATAGGCCCTGTTCTCCTGCTCCAAGCTGTTATAGGACGTTCGCGAGGCGTCCCCGAGCTTGTGCGGAGGCAGGTTGAACCAAGAGGCCACTGCCAGCCGGTTGCCGTCCATCGCCTCCCGCATCTGAGTCTGCTCAGGGCTCATCTGAGCGGCATGGAATTTGGCATTCTCCCGAAGGACGACCGTCGAAAAGGCAGCGTCCGGCTGCTCGTATTGCTTGCGAAAGCCCTCCTCCAGCCGGTCGCGGCTCTGCTTCGTCATCGCTTGCGGTAATTCGAGGATGCCGCCGATTCGCCCACCGCGGCGGAAGAACTTGCTGGCGAACTTCTCGGCTGCGAGGCCAAGAGCCCAACTATCGCGAGCCTTCGTGACCAGCTGGCATTCGCCCATGCCCTCGATCGTGATGCCCTCAATGTGGAGGATATCGCTTGATGAATATGGCTTCTTCTGGCCGTTGATTTCGCTCACATAATAGGTGCCTCCTTCGCCATCATCTTTCGGCATGGTCCTATCAGGCAATAGCGGCAGCAATTCGATCGGCGTTCCGCCTCGCCGGTTGATCAGAGCGTAGGCGTTATTCCAGATCAAAACATGCACGAGCATCCGCCGCCAAAACTTATAGGCCGCCATCTGACTATTAGCTCGCCTGCGAATTAGCCGCTGCACAGGATGGTTGATGTCAACTTCGCGAGTATCGTCTGCATTTCGCCGGTAGACGTTCAGCGGAAGCTTTGCAATGTCCCCGGAGATGAGATTAACGGCCTGCCAGACCGGATTATATTCCAGGGCCTTGCTCGCGTTCATCGGAATACCGGATTCCGTGCCAGTCTGCTGGCCGAAAAGGTATTCCCAGGCCCCTGGATCGCTCAGGTTAAATCGTGGATTATCGAGAGCGGAGCGGCGTTCAAGGCCGAGAAGCTGAGCGAGCATCGGATATCATCCCTGCAATTGAGCCACACATGAGCAAAACGCCGCCGATAATTAAGGCTAACCGGTAGTCAATTAGCCAGAGTCCTGTAATTACAAGCCCAAAACCCGCGATTAGCATACCATTTCGGACCTGAGATACCAATTAGATTACCTCCAGGTCGTGATTATCGTAATAATCCAGGATGCCGGTCCCTGCAGAATTGATGCTGACCGCAATCGCTGTGACAAGTGCCGAGATACCGTCAATTCGCTTCATGGACCCATGCTTCGGCTTGCATGGCCTGATGTTTCCGTTGTTATCGGTCTCCACCTCCACATTCTCAGCCATCCACTCGGCTATTGGATTGCCGCCATGCCTGAGAGTCTTGCTGAGCACAGCGGCTTCTAATGCTTTGCACGACTCCGAGAGATCTCGGTAGGTCTGCATCACCTTCAGCATGTCCACGCCTGCGGATTCTAGCCTCTGCCGCGTCGCCTCGGCATTCCACGGGTCGTAGCCTACGTGAATCACCCCAAATGCCTCACAATCGGCTGCAATTTGGCTCTCCACGATGGAATAATCCACCACATCACCATCGGTTAGCGTTAGAAATTCCTCATCTGCCCAGCGTTTATATGGAATTCTATCGCGTCTTTCGGCCGCATCTGCCCTGTTTCTCGGTATCCAGAACCGCCAATTCACCGCAAAACCGGCCGGATCGAGCGGTTGGACCATCGCCCAAGCCGTTAAATCTGTGGTCGCAGACAGGTCAAGGCCGCCGTAAACAGGTGATTCTGGGTCAAATGGCACGAGAATCACGCACATGCCCTCCATTTATCCATATCGAGCCACCTAGTTTTCTGGCTCGTCCACTGATTCAAATGCAGCCGGCGGAACGTGTTCTGGTAGCCCGGCGTCTCCTTCGCCCGCATGCATTCCTGCCGCAAATAGTCCGGATTTACCGAGATACCATAATTAGGATTCGCCTTTCGCCAGACTTCTTCGGATTCCCAGTCGTCATCCTCAGCCGCTCCGTAGACGACCGGCAGGAACGTAGGATCTTGGATCGTGCCATCTCGCACGCCGGTCGCATATTGATGGAGCTCCCAGCATAGGCTATTCCTGTCGTATCCCGCGGTCGTAATGGCCATAGTAAGCGGCTGTGCACGGCTCACAGTACCAGTTAGCAGCACGTCCCAGAGCTCCCTTGTCCGCCATGCGTGCACCTCATCGGCGATAATCAGGCTCGGATTGAAACCATGAGAACTGTGAGCGTCCGCAGGAATAGCCCGGAAATAGGACTGCTTGTAGGTTATCCTTTTGGTTGACGGTATCGTCCTGGAAACTCCTGATAGCGTGGCGTTATTCCTGACCATGCCGGCAGCTATGCCATGCAGGAGGCCCGCCTGCTCGCGATCGCACGCCGCACAATAGCACTCGGCTCCGTCCTCACCATCGCAGAATAGCATGTAGAGAGCGATGCCAGCACACCAGGTAGTCTTGCCATTCTTCCGCGGGATCTCCACGTAGGTTGTGCGAAACCGCCTATTCCCGTCCTGATCCAGCCACCCGAACATCGTCCGCAGCGTATCCGCCTGCCATTGCTCCAGCCGAAATGGACTGTGAGCCTTGACGAAACGGCTGGACTTCACATGCGTAAGGCAGGTTTCAAAGAATTCCACTGGCCTTTCGGCTAATTGAGCGTCGAAATAATAGCCCTCAGAAAGGCGTTCTGGATCGAATCCGGCTAATTGCATGCAGCCTTTTCCACCGACATCCGGTCTATCACAGTCCTGCTTATACCGTACTTTTCGCGTGCCCACACGCTCAAAAGGTGGATGACGATAGTCATTCAATTCGTCGAGTAGGTCGGACATGAGAAATTGCCTGGCCGCCGCCGCAATGGCGAAGGAGCGACGACCAGGCACCTCGAAAGGAAACTACCGGCCGGAGTTATTTCCGCCACGTCCGGCTAGGCGGCCAACGCACACTACGCAAGAAACTTCTCAGCCGCGGATCGGACGCTCTCCTGCCTCTCCGTCACGCGACTCGCACGCTCCGCAGGTGTCAGCCCAAACATGCCAGCCAGACGCATCCAGGTCGCCATGTGAGCCGAATAGCTGGCCCTGACATGACTGTCTAGCGGATC